AGAACCGCCAACACCCGCTGCAAAGTATTCCCCACCATGATTGGTCTCCCAACGTCCTTTTGCCTTACTATCTTCTCTTAATTGTACATTACCAAAAATTTGTTTGTATTCTGCTGTGTTCATTAAATTTCTAACTTTGCTACCGAACCTTGAAGCAAGTTCAGCATTGTGTGAAACTTGCATAATTTTTTTCTTTGGATACTTACCAATAAACCAAGCGGGGAATAAATAAGATGCAAATTCTGATTTAGTATGTCGTGGAGGCATATTGATGATGAGCCTCTTTTCGTCTCCATCAGCGATGCCTTCAAATGCTTCAGCTATTATTTGATGGTGCCCCCATTTCTTTGGGTCCTTTGTTTTACGATATATAAAATCTTGCCAAACAGTCTCTGCAAAAATAATAAAATTATCCTGGCATAACTTGATCCACTCAAGTTGTTTTTTAAAAATTATATCTTTTAATTCTTCTTCTGATAAATGTTCAATATTCATACCGTTTGGGTCCTAAGTATATTTGTATATATTGCTTTGTAAACCTCTTTCGCAAAAAAACAGGGTTTTTTCAGCGTCGTCACCTGATGACAATTCTACGTTTGTGGTTGGTAGTTTGATTGAGCCTTGTGTGGTGTAGATACACCAATGGCGCAAACGCGCCATTGGTTTCATACGAACTTATTCGGTTGTGTGTAGTGCTTGAACTAATGTACTAAATTTCTTTAATACATTGTCCTTGAACTCATCAACAACAGGATTGCCATTGTTTTCAAGTATGTGTTTTTCACACTCACCCATTAACAACTGAAACATAATCTCATAATTGAGTTGTTTCTTTTGCCCATTGTCAATAACCATATCAGCTAGTGCTGTTGGTGTATTTGAGTTTAGCTTCTCACTTAATACATTAGCAATATTAATTAAATCATTATTGGGCATTGTTATCCCCTATTGCTTTGTACTCTGAATATTCCAATTCAGTAGTGAACTTGTTATACAAATCGTTATGAGCAATTTTAAAGTTTGCTGTCTCAAACTTTTTTCTTTTACGATTTATTTTTTGTAATCCAAAACTATTGCCATTGTCATCTTGTACAATGATTAAGTTTTGATTTGTTCTCTCAAAGCAATCAACAATGTTTTGTTTCATTGTGTCTAACTCTTTAGTTAGTCTATTCGCTTTAAGCTTTAGTTGGACATAAGATAGAATAACTTTTTTCTCTTCTACCTTTAGTCTTTTTTGTGCTTGTGTCATAAGACCTCTTTTATTAGTTTAATTTACACAATCTAATGATTGATAGCTTGTCTTATCAAATCCCATTATTAATGCAATAGTTAATTTAATTTTTTTTTATCTTTTTTATTAATGATATCAGTAAAGGTACTAGCATTTGGTTCAACCTCTAGTTGTATGTTTTTATTGTTTAATGTTTTTTCTAGCCCAGCCACCAGCCGTTCCATTCTTTCTATAAACTCTTCTTGGGCTTTCTGACCTGCACGAGAACGAGGCGAGGCGACAGTTGTCGCCTCTTCGTTTAAGTTAATTGTTTTAACGAGTTTCTTTTTCACTACCATGAACACCAATACTCAACGACTTTCTTTTCATTGATAGCTTGTTCGCAAAATTTTAAGAACTTGATGTCCTGCTCTTTGTATTCTTTAACCGAATCTTCTTGAAACTGTTGTCCCCAGAAAAATCCGTCTTCTGCGTGGTAATCAGAAAAGCCTTTTTCTATTTGTTCGGCTAGTTCCTTAACGACATCTTCAGTCATATAGCAAGGTGCGTTTTGGTCAGCGTTAAAACCTAAGTGCGCCAGATGTCCGTCTATTTTTTCAACAGGGTTTTGTTCTGCCCATTTTCTAGCCATGAACTCTTGAAGTCTTGCGTGTTTTCTCCAAACGAAGACACCTGCTTTATCAGAGTATTCATCATCATTGAAAAACTTTTCCCAATCAATCTTTACTCCTTTTATATGTGCGTGTTGGTCTAATCCCATAACTTCTCCTTTTGTTAAGTTTGTCATTCGTCTTATCAAATCCCACCTACCAATGCAACAATTATCTTTTAGAATTATTCTAAACTAGAAACCTACCACCTTTCGTCAGCAGAGCTTCCAGCGCTGGACACGGCTTTTGGGAAGGTAGTCTGTGCGCGCAGGGCTATCCTTTCAAACGAGGTGCGAGGCATTTAGAATATTCCTGTAAACGAGAGAACCAGGATCCCAGTGGCTAGCAGCGTAAAACTAGGTGCTAGGAAAAGTAAGCAAAGATATAGTACGACGAGACTCACGTTACCCGTCCTGTTAACAGTAACAGGACCAGCTGCACGCCATGCTTTAGCAAACGATGCGAGGAACTCATTTATCCTCCTTAACGACACTGTCCTTCCATGAGTTACCGTTAGCTATGCAGCGTGCCCCGGGGCCGCCAGTCAACGCGTAGGTTTTTCCAGCTTCAGGTTTGTCCTGGGTAACGCGATCCCCAGAATGCCATCCGTCCGGTGGTGCATTCTTTGCATTAATTTCTTTTATGAGCTTCTCGAGCGACTTTGAGTTCTTGTGTATTTTCATATTTCTCCTTTGTTAATTATAACACCTTCATGTGGAACAAGACACTTGCGCGGCCATGGCATAACAGTCTCACACGAAGGCAAACCTTACATAGGCAGCAAGGATCGATATCGTGCTTGAAGCTCTCCCTGCTGCAGACCTTACATAAGATACGATGGGATATATGTCAAGCTGTTTTTTTTATTTTCTCGAACTTTTCTTTCAGGGTAATACTTCTACCTACATGACTTGGCGTTTCTAGTTCTTCGACACACGCAATGGCATCTGCTACCAGCTCCTGAAGGTCAGTCACCTGCTGCTGGAGCTCATCTATTCTCTTGTTATAAGAACGAGCTTTGTTCTCGCCTCGAACGAGATCCAGTGCTTCGAAATCTACTGTCATATTTTCTCCTTTAGTTTTGTAAACGATACGACATCGTGGGATACCTGTCAAGCACGAAGTTCTCCTGATCCAGCTCCCCCCTGTAGCTCACGCTGCAGGGGGCTCAGTCCTTTGTCCTGTGAACGAGAACGAGGTTTCTCTTTCAAACGAGAACGGGATCTCGCGTTACCAGCCCACGCAAACTAACTAAAAGAGGTAAAAGAAAACGTGGGCAGGAAACGAGAGCTGCCGAAGGAGATCGCCATGCGCTGGAGGTTACGCTGCTGGGCCCAGCAGGTGTCCTTTAAACGAGAACGAGCGAGGTTTGTCAACGAGAACGACATCAGGCTACCAGCTGCTTCCCGGAGATCACCCCTCCCAGCAGGAGTTCCTGGACCGTTGGCCATTGTACAGGGAACGAGAACGAGAAAACGGGCACGAGGGAACGAGGATCCGTGAAACCGGACACCGGTCTGTACAGTTTAAGAGACCTCTTCGAAAGGGTCTCTTTCAAGATAAAAACTGTGCCACCAGCTTTAATATATTTGTTAATCCAAACTATTTGCCACTTATTTAGTTTAGGATAACTAGCTTCATCTGATTTAAGTTCTATCCAAAAAAGTTTACTATCTCCAACTCCATGAATATCAGGAATACCATTGATTGTACTAGATTCTATGCGAGTTAAGAAACATTTGGGTAAGCCTTGCTTAACCTTTTTCCAAAGCCTACTTTCTTTATTTGATGCACTCATAATTAACTTAACTTCTTAATAGATTGTATAACTGATGTGGGTATAATAGTTGTATTTCCTATACTGTCAAATGTTGGTTTCTCTTTAGTTTTTATGTAATCAGTAAATATTCTAGTCACACCATTTTGTTGGCTAGCCAGATAACCCTTAGATACACATACAGGAAGCTTTTCTTTGTTTAGGGCTTTTGTATCACTCCAACCAGCGTCTCCCTCAATATCAAGCCACTCGATTTCTACAAATGGATAAGCAGATATATCACTACCAAGTTTTTTATAATTAAGTGGTATTGTTTTTTTATTTTTAATTCTTCTTTTGGATTTTCTTTTACCTCTACTCATCTATCTCCACCTTAATTTTACCAACTGAAGTCGTTATTCCAGAATTATGGACTTGATTAAAAGCGTCAAGCCAATCAGACCAACTAGCCGTTTTGAGTTGACTTAACGTCTTCTGACTTAGCTTCGATTGTTTTGGCGTTATATCCATCAATCTTGTTGGATAATTCTTCCAATTTTTTTTCAAGCTGTTCACGTGACATACCCTCCAGACCAGTAACTGTTACTTCTTTTCTATCTATGAAAGCTCCAGCAAGTTGTCCAGATCTGTACTCAGCATTTATGGCTGCAGCAAACTGTTCTTTCTTTTCAGCTTTGTCTGAAAGTCTTTCAAATCTTTTGAATCGTCTAAGGCTATCGCTTTCGTATTTTTTTAATTCTTTCTCAAATCTTTTATCAAAATACTTAGCAACGTGAGGATTTAATTTTCTATTTAATAATTGTGAAGCAACAGCTTTAGCACTGTTATCATCTTTACAATCATAACCAGCTCTCTTTAAGGCTTCGTGTTGAGTTATAGTTCCATAGTCTTGCACTAGGATTTCTACAAACATCTTTTGTTTGGGAGTTAAATCCAGATCTGTTCTTAATTGCTTTTTCTTAAGTCCAGCCATTATCTACCTAACAATGATTTATCTCTTTTTGTTAAATTTCTTCCGTGTAATTTAATGCCAAACCTTAAATCTGATTTAGCTGCAGATCTTGTACCAGAACCTCTTACACCACTTTTCATAATTTGTAGTATACTTCTACCACCAGCTTTTCTATATTGTTTATAACCTAATTTAATTCCTTTAGTTAATAAACCACCCAACATTTTTTTAGGAATAATTTTACCTAATGCTTTTGCTTGACCTGCGTGTGCAGCAGATGCTTTTTCTAATTTACTTTTAACCATCTTAATTGTATTTAGACCACCCAACTTCTTTTTACCAATTCTTTCTTTCATAAATTTTCTAACTGATTGACTTATAGCTTCTTGATTAGCAGCTCTTTGTTTTTTTGTCATCATAGGAATTTGCATAGATTTACCTCTCTTATCAGAAGCATACGCTTTACCAAATAGTCTAGGTCTACCACCTTTGGGAAGTCCTTTAGAACCAATTCCAGGTCTTGCCTTAGCTTCTGCCCCTACATAAAATCTAGTTCCTCTAATTTTTCTTTTTATATCAGCTTTGACCAAATCATAAGGTACTCTTTCAGTCTTTCTTTTGCCTTTTTTATACTTTTTAAAACCTCTACGAAAAGCTTCTTTAGCAGTATTGAATATTAATTTCTTCATCATAATATTTCTATTATATAGATTATTTCATCACAAAGTAACTAGTCCAAAAAACTTCGAGTATCGCGCGCGCAAGAGTGGTGTAT